TGCTCCTACCATCTTTTCCATTGTAGGCATAAGTGCCTTTTGTAAATCATTCATGTTTCTAATTGTTTTCATATTGATTATTCCTTTCTTTTAATTTTAAACAACAAAAATAAAGGCACTACCATTCTATTCTCTAAATGGTAATGCCCTTATGTTTACTGTTTAAATTATTCAATTATAAATTGATACTTCATTCCTTCCAAAACAAGTGAATAAACAAGCAAACTTTTCGTGAATAACTTTGGTAAAATTTCTTACCAAAATCCATACCAAATCTTTACCAAAATCGCCGTGATATTTTGCGATAATTTACGATAGTTTATGATACCCCATTTATATTCACAAAACACGCTGTAATGCTTGATTTTCCTATGTTTTCAAGGAATTTCGGACTGAAACTTTTCTTATTAGTTTCCTCCCATCTGCTTTGCGAACTTTTATCTAACTTTCCTTATTTTTCAAGGCTTTCAGCTATCTATAAACCATTTATACCAAACCTTGTATTTTGGTACAACATTGTTTTCTTTCTTATTCTTTTAACATTTGGTATATCTTTCATTTTGGTACAAGATATGTAGCTTTGGTAAAATCATTCCTCTGGTGTTGTGACAATGGCAGATTCCAATTTACATACCTCACTGTCAATATCGTCCTGCATAACGTGCGTGTATATGTCTATGGTAGTTGAATAGTGTTGATGCCCCATTAATTTCTGAACCACTTTCGGATTCATATTCAACTGAAAACATCTGCTACAAAACGTGTGCCGGATTGCATGAGGATATAAATCTTCAAAATAATGTGGTTCTCTCTGCTCTCTGACAGAATCAAAAGCCTCCTGTTCATTGATTGCTTTCACAACCTTCTTGACTTCTTTTTCTGCATGATGTCTAAATACTGGTGAACCCATTGACGTAACAAACACCAAATCAGAAAATTCTCCGTCACTTCTATACCGTTTGCCTAGTTCCTTTTTAATCTTGTCTTGCTTTTTCTTTTGGGATAAAAACATTTCTTCTGCTTCTCCCATAAATGGTATCTTGCGATATGAATTGTGCGTTTTAGGTGCGGTAAGTCTTACAGTTTTTACTCCTGATTCATATTGGCATGATAAAGAACGATTGATATTGATACATTTGTTCTTAAAATCTACATCCTCCCATTTCAAGCCGCCAACTTCGCCTATACGCATACCTGTAAGGAACATGATATAAAACATTTCCTTGTACCAATTATTTTCTACTTGTTGCAAAAATCGGTTCTGTTCTTCCTGTGACAAGAAATGTCTCTCTTTAGTTACATTCTCCCACGGTACAGTAATATCAAAACATGGGTTCTCTGATATAATCCGATTATTCTTAGCAGATTCAAGGCACTCCCGAACACGTCCTAATGCATCACGCATACTGGAAGTTGCTTTTCCCTCTCGCTGCATAGTATTTATAACATCCTGAATGTCCATATTACGGATTTCTGCAACTTTCATATTCCCAATCAGTCTGCCAAAATTTGCACGATATTTGGTTTTCATTGGAGTAATGCTTGTTTCCTTAATTTTAGGAATTTTGTATCTGGTAAACCATTCTTCAAACCATTCATCCAACGTAATATTTGACAGCTTTTTATCCACACCTTGTTTTGCTTCTTCTTTTCGCTTTTCAAATTCAACCTTCAATTCCTTCAAATTGAAATTGTATAGCTGAATTTTGATGCCATTTATTAACGCCCTTGCTTCGTACCTCCCATCTTTTCTCTGATAAATTCCTTTTGGAAGTTCTCTACCTTTTAAATCTTTCGGCATAATACTCATTCCTTTCTATATATATAAATAGGAAGAAATGAAGCATCTTTCGTATTGATTATACGAAAACTTCGCTTCATTTTCAACCCTCTAAATTGCTTTTTTGACTTTATTTCCACTGATAGAATCAATCCACTTGTCCAACAATATCTTATTTGCATATAAACGTCCATCCAATCTAACCGTGTATGGATTATCTGTTTTTGTCAATAATTCTCTTGCTTTCGTCTGACCTATTCCAAGATAAGCACAAAATTCTTTTACATTAAGTAATCTTTTGTCAACTAAGACCTTTTCTGTCATACTTATAAAAATCATCCTTCCTTTGTTTAAATATTCTTATCTCTATTGATAATGTTTAGTAATTTTATTCTTTCTTCATCGTCAATCAAATTTCTATCAAATAGTTTCTCTGTTATATCAATGAAAATATTTTTATAATCCGTATCCGTAATTGTAATGTCATAATTTCCCATATTGATTATCTCTCCTATGCTATTCTCTTAAAAACAAATCCTTTATATTGCTTATACTTTCCTGTACAAACTTTTCTAATTTCTGATGATAAAATATCGACTTGATACTTTTCCAATAAAAATCTTGACACATCTTCATATGTGCATGATTGTTTTATATCCAAAATTTTATTTTCCTTCATGATTGCAATATCTTTAATACGCTTATTTTTGAGTTTTATATTACACCAATCAAAATTAGCATTTCCTATCTTGACATAATTTTTCAATGTGGTCTTTTAACCAATCCTGATTACCTTTTCTTGCATCAATAATTACATATCTTGAAATTCCATGAGATAACGCATATTGCCTTTTCAATTTATCATTCTCTTGCTCTTCTTCCAATGTCTTACCAGTGAATCCAATGCTATCTATGTAATGTTGTTCTCATTGATGTATATAATCTATTCCCTGTTGCTCCAAAAAGAATATAAAAAATTTTTCTCCATATGAAATGTTATCATTACAAACACATTGAAAAGATTTCATTTGATATAAATTCCCAATTTTCACTGATTTAGTGCTTTGTCTATTACAATATGGACATATTGGGAATATTCTTTGATTACTTGAATGAGTATATTTATCGGCTTCTTCATATCCACCTGGGAAATATGGAATCATCCAAGGTGCAGTTGTTGGGATAGTGCAACGGTGTTTATAATCATTCACTTTTAAATATGTTTCGTCTACCCATCCAATTTCACCACATTCTAAACAGCGATATTTATATTTCTTGCAATTTCTAACATTCTTTTTCTCTATAATTTCAATGTTATTGATTACATCCCCTATTTGAAATCTAAACTCACCAATATATTTACCTAAAACTTTATTTCCTTTTAAAATTTCGATATGACTTGTGCTTATTGGAATTTCATTGTCCATATATCTAACATATATTTGTCTACCACCTGTTCTCTCATATCTTACAATAGGAACTTTTACAGATTCTTTAGTATCATCATCCACTATTTCTATGATTGTGCCTATTGAATTTGTCCAATCATAAATTTTCTTTCCGTTTCTTATTTTTGTTGGTACATTGTCTAACCTAATCAATAAATAACTTCACCTCTCATTTTATATTTTTGTTTCACTTACTCTTTCTCTTTTTTCAATTTGGAATAATCCGATTTTTTACTTTGGAAGAATTGAAATAGAATTTATAAAAGACCTAAAAATTTTTATGGGTAAAAAATTCACAATAGATGGTTAGACTTTTCTAACTTAGGGAGTCCGATTCATCACGCCATATCATACCGCCACTTTACACAATTCCCCCTCACACGCTCTACAATTCATTTTAAGGCGTTCTTTTCGTTAGTAGTAGTCCACCATAAAACCGCCTAAAATCGGCTTATACCGTGTTGTGTTCGTAAAAGTCCATAGCATATCAGACTATACAAGCCACATATTCAAGTACAGTTTGCCCCATGCTCCACCGCCTGAAATGCCCTACAATATCCCCATCATGCCCATATAAGCGAATACGGACACAACAAAAACCCTCACAAGGCTTTTACACCTTGCAAGGCTCTTTGTTCAATCCAAATTCAGTTGTTACCAATCTCTTACTACAATACCAATATCCGCCATATACTGATTAAATTCAATCTGATAGCTGCCGTCATCATTAAGTGTGATACTTTCCACAACGTCATCAATACGGATACCAACGCCCCCTATGCCGTCCGGCGTGTTGTAGTTTCCAGCTACAAAAGTAAGTATGTTCATATCCTCGTCATACTCAATTCTTGCTTTTGAAAAGCTGAAATTCACACCGTAAATATCGGCACTTTCAACCGCTACCGTTTTGCCCTGTAAATCCTTTACAAGCTCCTGGATTGTTGCTTCTCTCATTGTTTCGTGTCCTCCTTATTATTTTATGTAAGCCTTGTCCATTCTTTTCTACGGATTCGATTATAAAAATCCATCGCCATAGTAAAATCTGTGAATGTTTTTATAAAATAATTGCTACCGTTATCCATGTATTCAACAACATACTTTTTCATACACACACCACCTTTACAGTTAAAAGAATTTGTCAACCAATACTTTAATGATTGCTTTCTTTAACTCGTTTGCATACTCGGACAAATCAACTGTGATTGTACAATCCCATTGTTCCATATACGAATCAACCGCATCATGGAAACCAATTCTAATTTGATAATTAATTGGTTTTCCAGCTTCCAAAACCACACTTAAAAATGCAAAGTCCATGATAACAGGCTTGTCGCTCCATGTAGTATTCCAGTTTGTACCACGTTCTTTGTTGTCAGCTTTTCTTTTCTCGGTATACCTAACTTTTGCTATCTCAATAGCCTTGTCAACCTCAGCTTTCAGATTATCGGACATATCGCAAATATCAATAGATACTTCCATGTAGTCCTCATCAAAAGTCAAGTTTCCTAATTCCAAAACGCCGATATTAGTTGTTTCTGTGCGTGCTTTCCATTTCATCATAATAAAAACCGTCCTTTCTTTTTTGGTCGGCTTATGCTATAATGAAATTGCACAGCCGACACTGATTGTTTTTTCAATATTCAGTTGTCAAAGTGCAATTTGCGAATAGTAAAGGTGATTGTATACGGGGACTTACAAGGTTTTCACCTATGCCCCGTTCCAATTAGTTGTTAGGATTAGCTTCTATGGCTTCTTGTTCTGTTGCGTACTCGATGCCGTCCGCTTTTCCTATGTAACCAAAATCGGTGTACATGACCATCACCCCCTATTCAGTTGTGATTTAAGATATTGCAAGGGTTTTAGTTTGCTAGGCTGTTGCCCTTGCTTTATCTTATGTACTTATTATACTCTCTAAACCGTGTATAGTCTATTGATAAAATGCACAAATATGCACCGCAAAAAATGTATATTTTGTACATTGTAAACCGTGTATATCATGGTATAATAGACTTGTATATTTATATCCTAAATTTAGAAAGAGAGGTTTTTATAATATGGCAGGTACTATAAAATATGACAAACTTTTAAAACTCATGGAACAAAAAGGACTTTCCACCTATAAAATAAGAAAAGAAAAAATCATTTCTGAAAGCACATTACAAAATATTAGAAACAACGGACGCATAACAACGGACGCAATAGCAAATTTATGCAATGCTTTAGACTGTCAGCCTGGCGACATCCTAGAATATATACCAGATATACCAAACGGAACGCAAACAGATCACGAATAAGATAGAATAAAAGCCCTACACAAATAAATGCAGGGGCTTTCTTTTTTCACAAAGTATGCTATAATAGTTGCGAATAGGTAAAAGTGACTTTTGTACGGGGACTTACAAGGTTTTCACCTATGCCCCGCTCCGATTAGTTATCGGAATTAGCTTCTATGGCTTCTTGTTCTGTTGCGTACTCGATGCCATCCGCTTTTCCTATGTAACCGTAATCGGTGTACATTGCGCCACAGTTATTTAAGATATTGCAAGGTATTGAAGTTGACCGCTTGTGCCTTGCTTTATCTTATGTACTTATTATATCGCTTTTAAAGGCGATAGTCAATATACAATATCGCCAAAAAGCGCGATATATTTTTGTGTATTTTGTCGCTTTTTAAGGCGATATTTTTATGATATACTATACTTGCTATTATTATACTTATTAAATAGGGAGATTTTCAGCTATGCCAATAAGCTACAACAAGTTATTGAATGTATTCAAAGAAAAAGGTATCACTTCTTATACCATTACAAAAAAAGAAAAGCTAATAGGTCAATCCACATGGAAAAAGATACACGAAAACGGACACATAGACACTAGAACTATTGAAGCACTATGCAAGTACCTAAACTGTCAGCCTGGCGACATCCTAGAATATATACCAGACGGAACACAAACGGATCACGAATAAGATAGAATAAAAGCCCTACACAAATAAATGTAGGGCTTTCTTTTTTCACAAAGTATGCTATAATAGTTGCGAATAGGTAAAAGTGATTGTATACGGGGACTTACAAGGTTTTCACCTTCGCCCCGTTCCGATTAGTTATCAGGATTAGCTTCTATAGCTTCTTGCTCCGTAGCGTACAAGATGCCATCCGCTTTTCCTATGTATCCATAATCGGTATACATGACCATCACCCCCTATTCAGTTGTGATTTAAGATATTGCAAGGGTTTTAGTTTGCTAGGCTGTTGCCCTTGCTTTATCTTATGGTTATATTTTACACTATAACGTTATGTTTGTCAAGCACTTTTTGAAATATTTTTCACTTAATAGTTATATTTCTTTTTATATGGTTATAAATATATTGACTTTTCAAGTGTTTTCTTATATTATATAAGTACCAAACAAGAAAGGCGGTATTGTATGCGAAAAGATGAAAATATAACAAGAGCCAAAATAAAAGCGTTTCTTGCGTCCAACGGCGCAACATTAACAGACGTTGTAAAAGTAATGAACGAAAGACACCCAAACGAACCAACGACACAACAAAATCTTACTAATAAATTAGCAAGAGAAACAATCAAATTTTCGGAAGTTATGGAAATAGCCGATATATTAGAACATGATATTGTATTCAAAAAAAGAAACGGATCACAATCCTAATAGAACCATACCAAAAACAAGCCTACACCTTTACACGGTGCAAGGCTTTTTCTTTTGCTCTGAATGTCCTATATATAGTAGAAACGCAATCAATCTATTTCCCACTATATCAATATGAATTATGATAAATAGGCAGATTGAAACGCTCCACCTTCCACTACTGGACACAATACGGCTATCAGGTTACACGATACCCCTAAACCGATAGAAACGGCTTTAGAATAGAACCGCCACAAATACCCATGATGGAACACGGACACCACCGCCACACGGAACACACACAAGCCATTTAGAAGCCATAATGCAAAGATGGAGCGTACCCACAAGTACACCCCACATTTACAGAAGGCTATTTTGTTTTTTGTTCATGGATTTTCACAAGTTTATAGAACGTAGTCCGTTTTAGTTGCATATCGTCCATACACTTTTTAGCTGTGATTTTCCCTTGTTTCCATTCTGAATAGTAAGCGTTCCATTCTTTCGGAAACTCCGCTGAAGGTCTGCCGGATGCTCTACCAGTTTTAGAAGAAACCTTTTTACCGTTTATCACTGGCATAGCTGCTATTCCCTGTGCTTGACGTGCTTTAATATTTTGTCGTTCTTTCTCCGCAACATATGAAAGTATCTGTAAAGTCAGATCAGCTATAAAACGATTGTCTAAATTATCTTTAGAAACGCTTGTGTCAAGTAATGGCATATCCAGAACCTTTATATTTGCCTTTAGCGTATGCGTGATATACTTCCATTGCTCTTGAATTTCTGTATAATCCCTTCCCATACGGTCAATAGAATGGATTACCATTAAATCACCCGCATGTAGCAGAGGTGCATTGTATTCAGTTCCCACCAAACTATTGTAGCCTTTTCTATTGAAGTCTTTTCCGCTTTGCTCGTCCACAATGATGAAACGCTTGTCAATACCCATTTCCTCAAAATCTTTTAACTGCCTTGCTAAATTCTGCTCTTTCGTGCTTACCCTTGCATATCCGTATATGTTCATAATCTCAATACCACCTTTCCGAATATCTTATGTTCTTATGATAGCATATTTATTCGTAAAGGTCAATAGTATTTGCGAATATATTCGTATTTATTCTTAAACCCTTTTGGACACAAAATATAGCCATTTTCGCCACTTTCCGCACTGTTCCTAAAGCTACACCTTTACAAACAGAAAAAAGCATTAGAAAACTACCTCCCATATGATACAATGGCATAAAGGGAGGGTTAATCATGGAAACTTTGATAGGATTGATTGTATTTGGGCTTATAATCGGAATACCTCTATACAAAAGAGAACACACATTCAACAACCGCATATCACCACCTGGATATAAAACGGATTATGGTGCTATGAACCATGATCTAACTACTGGAATGTCTAAGAATGACGTAAAGGACAAATTTAATCGTGGTGGTTATGATGTTCCTGATCCTTATTCCAAAAAGAAATAATCTGAAAATATGGGGGTAATTTTAGAAGTCGATTAAACCAACATCCCGCCAAAATTGGACACAAGGCACTCATAAAATTTGAGTGTCTTTTTTGTATGCTCTGAATCATACAATATGGGGGTAATTTTTCACTGTTCAATTCAAGACAATCAATTTTCATGATATGGGGCTAATTTCCTACTGCCATCATATGAATTTTTACAAGCGTACATCAAGTACGGCTGTTATAAAAGTATGGGGTTAAATTGAAGTGTCCTCGCTCTGGATACCATCATAAATAAGGGGTTAATTTACGAACACTTTTTTGACCGCTGTTGTCCATGATGGACAATTCCCCAATATGGGGTTAAATTCCCATGAATCCATGCAAATTTTAATCCCTACTATTTCAGTGGGTTTATTTTCAAAAACAGGGGTTAAATATGGGATTAATTATGGTATGCTTATTGTACATAATCTATTATTATATATGAAATGTTTGCATAATAATTTCCTATACAAATTTTCCATAACTTCACAACACAAAATATGGGGTTAAATACCTACCAGAACACTAGGGAAATAAAGGGTTAAAGGTCGCATATCAGTACCTTAGAATTATCAGAACATAATAGTCAGTGTTCGTAAATTCCACATTTTAACTTTTGCGAACATGGGCAAAATTCCATAATCAACTCTATATGTATACTCATTACAAATTAGGGGTTAAACATATCTACACAATAGTACATCTGATAACGCAAATATTCATATAGGTGAGGGATTACGAATACCCTACTCCATATTTTGTAGAATCAATTTTATACATCCATATTCTATAAACAGGGGTTAAATTTTATATTCACATATAGACACACTACCTTACAGATAAAAAAGGGTATCTCTACCAGAAAGGATTTCCATAAAATAATGCGTCTGTATCTGAATACAAAATAAGGGGATAACTTTTTTATAGTCATCCCCGAATTATTATAAAATTTAATAAGGGGTTAATCTGCCTTATTGTCAATCAATTCTTTTAATTCTTCTTTTGTATCTTTATTATCATTACCATCTGAATCACTATCAGGGGTTATTTCATCATTTTTTGAATCTTTGGACGCTGTAGCATCCTGTTCCGCTTTAATTCTCTCTGCTTCTATACGCTCCAATTCCAAAGCTGTATTAGTCGTATATGGGGATCTGTCTATAATAGTCTGACGTGACATAGCACCACAATCATACTGCATTTTCATATTCTCCATATCAGCTTTGTTGTCTACTGGACGGTTTACATTAAAGGAAACATTCACACTGTCAAATACTTCATCCGATATGGGGATATTTTTCAGTTCTAAAAGTTTCCTGATATAAGCCAACCTAATAAAGAATCCTTCAAGCAAACTAGCAATGTACTGTCTTGCGATATTATCCGTCTGTTGATATAGCATAGTGATACTTGTCTCTGAAACATTTGCTACGTTAGACTGTCCTAAAATGGAAGAGGGAACACAAGCAACCGCATAAAACTGTTGAATGATATAATCAAGTTCAAGTTTGACAGAGTTTCTATCCATGTTAGCATTTGCATACTTAAATTCTGAACCATCTTCAAGATTCAATACAGTTCCGGCGATATTATTAGGAATAGAAGAATCTATGCGCTGTCCACTCACAACACCTAATGGATTTAATGACAATGTAGTTACTGCATCATCCAATTTAGAAAGCAGATTTTCAATCGCATCCATAAGGGGTATCAAATCCAGAATGACAGGATCGCCAAATTTATCATACTTTGCTTTATCCATGCTACTGTACCAGATTGGAAGTCCTGTCAGATTCACTCTGGTATCTATAAGTTTCCTATTCTCATAAATTTCTACTTTATCAGGATAATACACTACATAATGATCTGCTCTTGTATCTTCATCTTTCCAATATTCCACAAAATTTGTATATACTCCATTACTATCATATATGGGGTAAGAATCCTTGTTCCTAATAATCTTGGACTGAATATTGTCGTTTTCGTCCATGTATACATATTCAAAAGCGTCACCATATGTAATCAAATCTTTGGTAACTGCCAAATCTACTTTAGTATAGTTACCTTTCTTATATATCTGATTCAGATATGAAACAAATTCCTTGTCACCAGTGAGAGAAACAGGATTTCCGCAAATATATGATACATGGAATTTAATAATACTTTTCAAAGTCTGCAATATAATTTTTGCCGTTTCAAATGTCTTTTCCTTAAACTCAAAATTGGGGCGAGACAATACCTTATGTTCCCTCCGCAAATATTCATCAATCGTATTGATACGGGAAATTCTATCAGTATATTTATTTTTCTTGATTTCAGATTCAAACCAATAACCGCTTAACATTCTTCCTCCTTCCGCTGTCCTTCCTACAGCCGAATTTTTGAATAAACCTTTTATATAATCCCCAAATCTTGTTATGGGGTTATGTTTTGTTCCAATCATTACCTATCCTTTCCATGCCATATGCACTGTTTTAATCGGATTCCTTCAGGTAAACTTTTCTTTTCTGTGATTGCTTTTACCGCTTTATCTTCTAAGCGTCTGCGTGAATCATATGCCATGTTTTTATTGTCATAATCAAAGATATATTCCTTTACCACACTTCCCATATAAAACACGCTCCCACCGCTATTGACATAATCAACCATAGCTTTATCCAGAATCTTTTTGTATTCTGCGTGTTCCATGTTATTATTTCCTTTCAAAAAATCTCTCTGTATGCGTTTTTCAGTGGACTATATGTAATATAATCCACTTGCAATTCCTTCTAACGTCATACAGAACGCCAAAACTCTATCGTCTTTTGCTCCTACTACCGCCTGAACCTTACCATTATTATCAACTTGGAATGATTTCATTTCATTAAGCAAACCCTTTGAATTTATACAAACTTCTCCTTTTTCAAACAGTTCAACAAATCTGTTTATGATAATAGGTCTACTTTTGAGACTTGTTTCAAATCCAGGCTTCTTTCTCATTTTGCCTTTAGCGTCATAAGATTTATACTTGTACAAATTTATGTATCTATTATTGGAATCATATAATTTATCTACAACCGTATGACCAGCGGATAGTTTTTCTATTACAAGCAAGCAAGTATTGTAATACTTTCCTACAGCCCTAACAAGTTCCGCAAATTCATAAGGCTTGATTTTATTGTTTGCAAATTCAAAACATTGGAATCCATCTGAATCCACAATAGAAATAACGCTGTTGTCGCTACCGATTCCTTCTCCAGTATCAACTCCACCATAATATTTTCTGCCTACTTGGGGATATTTCCATATTGTGATACTGTTTTTCCATTTTCTAAAAATAGGGGGTAATTTATTCGGCAATTCAAGTTTAGGGGTATCATCAACGAAATTAAGACGTGATTGTATGAGTTGTAAATCAAAGATATTATTCCCAGATACAATGAAACTCTCCATTGCATTAGAGGGGTATTCCTGACGGAATTTTTCTAGTCCAATATTTGCTATTTTCATCCTTCGCCACATCAATTTCATTAAGGCAAGCGGATTCTTGTCACCTTTCATTTTATAATACAACGCCAATTCCTCCTCATCCAGATCATCAACTGTAAGATAACGTCCGTTCCGATTTTTATAAATCTCTGAATTTTCCTCATAGTCTTTCGCAAACAAATATTTATCATCTAACCACGAAAAGAAGAATGGCTTATACTGTGATTCATGATTAACTGCTTGCATCCACATTTCAAACCAACGGTTCATACCTTTACTTGTTGATTCAAGTACCATCTGACCATCAGGGCGCAATGCGGCTTCAATAGCAACTAACTGATTTTTTAATTTCTCATCATCCATAAATGCTACTTCCGTTAGATGAACATATCTTAATGTGCTTCCTCTTGCTGCATCTTTTGAACCACATACACAACAAATAATTCTGCTTCTATTTTCAAGTATGAGTTCTTTCCTGTTATTTGCAACATCCTTTATCTTTACTGCCGTACTTAGGTCATCATACATAGCTTTTAATTTCTTAAATACAATATCCACTGTATCAAGTGAATAACTCATAATCATACATACTGTATCTGGTTCTGTATGTGTCAAATATAGGGAGTATGCTAATGCAAAAGAAGTCACTCCCAACTGTCTTGATTTTGAGACAAGATTATATTTTCCGAAATTCTTAGACAATATTTTTTGATGGTAAGTGGGTTCAAACGGAACTTTTCTACCTTCTTTGTCAACAATAACGCAAAAATGCTTAATCCATAAAATAGGATCAGCTACAATACGCTTTAATTTATCTTCTCTAGTCATTCTCTTTACCTTTCTTATAAACAAAAAGCCACACAATAGAAAAATCCTATCATGCGGCATAAAATATCTTAAATAAAACCGTAATAGTCATATTGGTATATAACAACTCATATAGCAATTTTATTCTTCATAGGTATAGCTGTAATCTTCCTCATTGTTTTCCAGTTCACTATCTGGAATTTTATTTAATAATTTTGTCAATTCATTTTCTTTATCTTCTTTGAAAAAATCCTTTGAAAATTCTTGCCATGCCTTAAATGCTTGTACATTCCCATCTAAAGCGTCTTTGTAATATTTATTATACAGTTCTATTTCTTTTGCTTGATGCAGACGCTTCATCAACCATTTAACAGCGGTCTGACATCCTTGCTCCATAATATATTTTTTACAAACACTTTCTGTAATAGAATCAGAAAAACATTCATATCTGCTTTTCAAATCCTCGAAATCTTTAACAGGTTTTCTATCTGCTTCTTTCAAATATTCAGGACAATAAAGATACATAATATAATATGCCTTTGTATCTGTACCTGTTATTTCTTTCAGCGTGGCGTAAATCGACTTCTCTTTACTGACAGCTTTGCCCCATACTCCATTATTACTTGATTTTTCACCATTTGTTTTTTGTCTTGCCATTATTCTTCCTCACATTCTGCAAATGGTACTTTATAACCATACTGTCCGAAAAATTCTTTAGTCTCACATTCACATAATGCTCTGTCAAGATCCATAGTTTCAAACTCCATATATCTGAATAACCAATCTTTATTAAACACACCTTCTTCATTTTTCACAAGTTCCAACTGTCCAAAAAATCCAAATCTACGTTTACTTGTTTCTTTTGTGTTTAAAAGATGATCTAAAACTTGTGAAATAAAATCATTTCTATTCGTACAAGTTTTTATCTGTTTTGTATCAATTTTCATATGCTTTACATGAGAAACAATATGTATCTGCAAAATAGGATACTGCCATATTTTATTATTCCTATACTCCTTTGGTATCCTAACTGAAATTGTAACAAAAGTTATAGGATCAGTTATAAATTCAGGATTAAGGGGGTATGTAAATATATGTGTTCCTACTAAATCTTTTTTATCCTTTACATCCTGTGCATCTAACGCAGCTATAAACAAATCACAATTCAAAAGCTGCTTAACAGCTTCTTCTTTCATTCTACTAACAACCATACTATGAGCCATTCAATACACCTTCTCTCCTATAGTTCTAACCACCTTTGGTTTTCTTCATCATACATAGACACATTACAAGTATCCATTTCAATGTATGTTGAACCATTTACAATCCTTACTCCATCTATTTCACCAATAGGCTTTACATCTGTACTAAGTCCTACTAATTCTAAAATGCGATCATTCGCCTGTTCTCCAATTTTACTTATTGATACCATTATTTATTATAACCTTTCAGCTTGTAATTCATTAAATAAAGAGCCTAATTACATATACAATACAATATAATCAAGCTCTTTTAGATTAAGTTTATATGCCCAGAATTTTAGCAAAGTCAAAATTACCAGTTTTCATTGCAAGTCTTTGTTGTGTCATCATTTCTTGAATTGTTTTATATTGTTCAGGATCATTTTTCTTCATTCTGTCCTTTGATGTTCTTATAATATCATCTCTTTTAGATATAAGTGTTTTTCTTTCAAGTAATAATTCGTCAGGAGATAACTTTTTAGAAGTTATTTCTGGCACTTTATTTTCAATGCCCCTTTTATGTATAATATCATCAACTATTCCTCCCATATTAAAAATAAATTTCAAATATGGATTAGATGTATTTTCTTTTGCGTTTTGAATCATCCTTGATATTGTCATTGGTTCTTCATTATTATTTAATACATCTTCTTGTTGTGTATCATTATCTTCTGCCTTTTCACCTGTAAGAACAAAATATAACTGCTTATCAATATCAAAAATCCTATTGTCAATTTCATCAACTTTATTATAATCGTCCAAAGTCATATATCCATAATCATCATACATTGTGTTTAACAATTTTGATAATTGGACAAATTGACTTTTATTCATATTAAATATATTTCCAAAATCGCTTTTATTCATTTGCATTATTCTCCCTTGCGTAATATTCCGATCTCTTTCTAACATCCTCTTGCAGTTTTTCCAAATCGCTATTGATTTTCTCTTCACTAAACATATCTTCCAATTTTGCAGATAAACCTTTTACTTTATCAAATATATTCATCACAACGCCCTTTTTCAAAAGATATTCTGCATGAGAACGCAAGGCATCATTCATCCAATCAATAAGCCACTTAAAATATTCTTCGATTCTTTCAACATCTTCTTTTGACTTTTTTAATCTCGTATTTTCCAAATCTTTATCAACATAAGTTTTTATCTTTCCAAATAATTCATCATATCCAACAATTTGAATATATTCAGATTCCCTACAAGCACTTTTCAGTTTATCCATTATTTCTTTATCATACATCATACTTATATACCTCATCATCAGCTAAGATTTCTTTCTTATAATTTTCAATCATTTCATCAGTTAAGAATGGAACATCCATAGGTGCTGCACTTAAATATTTACTTGAATCCCTATCGTCATATTCATTTGGATCAAATACATGTTTATCTGCAAGCAAATCAACTAAATTATCATATGCATTACTTCCTTCATATCCTTGCATTGCCAATGCCATATCAGATTTCCATGTCTCTTGTGCCATTTTCATTAAGAATTTACCATCTCTTTGTTCATTTGCAGTAATTTTCATTTTATCCAAACAACTCATTTTTCCAATGTTATATTTCTCAATATCAGATAGAATATCTAAAGTCGTATTAACATTGCATATAAAATCTGATGTTTTATCATTCATGTAAAACTCTCTATCAGACTTATCATAGGTCATAATTTTTCCAAAAATATCCATATACATTTCACACACACAATAAATCTGGTTTTCATGCACCAAATTATAAGTTCTTCCATATGGACACATTGGTTTATGGTCTTTTGTAAGGTATTCAATCTGTCTTTTTATTTTATCACTAGACATCTGAATGTTTATTGCTTCTGGTAAATTCTTTGCATTTCCCATTGCAGACGGAACATTACCATCTGTAAATTGTGTGACTTTTGCATATCCCTTTAGTTTTTCTTTATAAAACTTAACCGCTTCATTTGGGTCATAATTCTGTTCTTTATGGTATCTATCACAGCTTACACAAACCACCAAATAACTTGCAATATTTGGCACATCCTCGCCGTTGTTTCTTCCATACTTATGACATATATGTATGATTTCATTAAATTTCTTTATAATTTCAACAAATCTTTCTGATTTTTCATATCCATTTGTTACTAGCTGTAATTTAAAAAGAGGTATTCTATATTCATTTAATTTATCGACTATATACTCCATCTGGTCTAAAGCAAGTGTAGGCTCTCCACCAGTAAAATGTAGCATCCCAATAATTTCAGTATTTTTAAGAAAATTGTCTAAAGTCTCAATACTGATTTCTTTATTTTCTGCCTTACCTCTAAAACAATGTCGGCATTTAAGCTGACACTTTCTTGTAAGTTCTATTGAAATGTGATCCCATGTAATTTTTCTCATATATATTTGCCCTTCTTTCTAAATATTATTTCTTGATACCCAAATGGTTTACGATAGCATTTAATGCTTCATTATTGCTCATTCTAGTTTCACTTCCACCACAAGCAAAATGCACTTTCTTAAACTCCTTCTCTAAATTCATTTCATAATTCATCATAATAATTTCCTACCTTTCTTTGATTTAATGTTTTTTATTTTTATGATTTTCTGGCACTTCACAAACAAGTATTTTAGCTGCATATACCTTTTCAGGCTCTTGTTTACTCTGCCAAATTTCAAACTCTACTATTGAACCTTTAATCAGTTCATAATCATCTGTTAGCTGTGTACAGTGTGCAAAATAACTTTGTCCATCATCATAACAACGAATAAAACCAAATTTACGTTCTCTATTCCAACTGGTAACTACACCCATATATCTAGGTCTAGGTTTCCAAACTTTTTTCTTTTTTACTTCTTGATTTTCCATATAAAAACTTCAATATCCTTTCTCAAAACATAGCCGCCTTTGGTCTTGGCTTACAAAACACAAAGGCTCTATGGTTATTCTTATATTCTTTTCCCCATACAATGAAAGGAACATCTTTACTCCGCAAGTCATACGCCGTATGAATATCATATGTAATAGTCAAATCTGGACTATTATAATCTTCCTTTTTAAATATTCCTGTGTCGCATGGATATAATGACAATATCTGCTCTGCCGAAAGAGTATGACCAAATAAATCCCCTATTTCATTGGTTCTAAGATCATTCAACGGCAACAGCTTCACTTTCTTTCGCCTTAGATTTTTCCTCACGTCTTTTCTTATGAAATTCATCTGCATCTTTTAGCAGATCGTCCGTCCTATCAAACACCCAAAAATACTTATCCGTCTTAAAGTGGGTACAACGAAAGAGAAATTTATGTCCTTTTTCCCTTGTCAAATAACGCATTTCTGAAATTGTGGTACACCAATAGAAACGCTCCATAAGTTCTGCCTTATAAATCTCAAATTCTTCTCTTGTCATTATAATTATCTCCTTTTCCATCCACAAATTTTATATTGCTATGTTTAATACATAATTGTCTTTATAAGTTTCTGCCGAAACTAAAATCTTTTCTTTATTCTTGTACTTCTGTATTGCTTCATATTTTGGTACATAAATTTTCTGAATAGGTTGTTTTAATTCAAACTTATAATTTGGTACTTTGTAAGTAGGCGTTTCCAAATATCCATCATCATTTATGAAAATCTTGTCGTGTAAGCAATGCTCAACTCCAAAATCCTGAAAATATTTCATATTGTGCGATTCAAGAATAGGTAATAGATACTCTGTAAGACCTAACTTATCCAACCAGTAAATATTAACATCCTTCCATTTACCACCATCTTTATAATAGCCAATAAAGCCACCATCAACCGCAAGTAGCATAGTCCTTAATAAATCATTCATCTTTTCAATGCCACCATATAAGCCAATAATAAATGTAAGTGTGCTAAAATTATATTTGTTCTTATATTCTCTGGAAATCACATTCGGATTTACCCTATTAGAATTAGGGATGAATGTTCTGTGATTGTCGAAAGTTAATTGATTCCGACCTATTGATAAATCAACATAGATAGGTGTTTTCCAACCATAATCTGTAATAACATCATTTTCAAACAAACCTTTTTCAAAACTATAAAATCCACCAATTTGCAATCCAAAAAGAGTATTTAATCTCTGGCAACTAAAAAGACTATCGCAATCATCCGTCATTACCAAATAATAATCTTCACTATTTATATTCTTCCACCAATCAGGAAGTTTTTCTAATAAACTCTCATGTAATAAGCTGTCATGTATGTTAAAACCTTTTTCCATTAAAAATTATCGTGCTAGGTACTATCATTCTCCATATAAGTACCCACGATTATACTTGTTTCCATAGCACTGATACCTCCTTTACTTGCTTGTATCAGCTTTAGCAGACTTTCTTGTTGTAGTCCTTTTAGCTGTTGTAGTTTTGGAACTTGTCTCTTTTTTGGCTTTTGTTTTTTCTCGTTCCTCTTTATTCTTCTGATACTCTTCTTCTTTTAGCGCATCAAAAGTACCATCCACTATTGCTTGTGATGCTCTATTGATTCCTTTGATAATTTCATCATGGTTATATTGGGTTACTCCAACCTCCCCACGTTCTACTTGTCCTATAAGTTCATGTGTCACATCACAATATCTGGCAACATCACGCAAAGATAAATGCCGTATCAGTCTATATTCTTGTAAGTCACGTCTTGATAACATATTTCACCATCCTTTAATAAAAATTGCCTTAAAAGACAGGGAGTGCAATATGCACATCACACTCCCATATATGAGAAAAAATCTAAGTGATAAGAAAATCACTTGAGACTTTAGGCAACTGTCTTACGGAGAACTACACAACCCTTTGTATCCATAAGTTTAACAGCGTAAAGGTCACTGGCGATAAGATCGGTAGCAAGCAGCTTACCTTCTCTTTCCTCTTCAATAGTAACTTCTTTCTGCCAAATAACGCCTAATGCGTTCTTACGGACAAGATATGTCTTGCACTCCTTAGCTGTAGCATCATAGGTGTTGTTGTCACAGATAATAACAGGAATTACACCTAACCAGTAACCTACAACCCCATCTTCCACTACACCATTACCATCCTTTGCATAAGTCTTGGAAATAGATGCAAATTCATCCATGTTGGTAAATGTGCTTCTAAGCCTATGGTTAATCAAGATTCCTGCAAAATTTGCAGAATCCACATCATCACCAAAGCAATCAAAAGCAGCTTCAATTTCAAGTTTTGTAATTGATTCTGGCATGCTTGTAGGAACTTTGTAGACTGCATTTGCATCCATTTCGTCAACAAGATTCTTGTCTACATCCTTTGCCATGACTTCGCCCATCTGCTCCGCCATACGGTCTTTCATAGCACCCTTAACCTGAATGGAATCCTTATCATAAATCCTAACAGATTTACCAACCTGTTTGATTTTGGCGGTGGAATCGCTCATATTCACTTCTTCTGGCACAAGGGGAGTACCTTTCACAACTGTAGCCGCATCTGAAATTCTATCAAATGTAGGAAAATGAATTGTATCACCGCAAGTTCTAATATCTTCTGCCAAATCTGTCATATCAGTAGCAAGTCTACCAACACGGAGAGATACTTCCATTTTGGAATTTACGGCTTCAGAAAACAATTCTGGAATAACTAATGTATTAGCCATAATATGTATACCTTCTTTCTTTAAAATTTTTACAATATAAAAGCCTGATCCGTATTTCAGGTTCAGGCTGTCTTATAAACAGTATTTACTTTTTACCCATAAGTCTTTTATAACTTTCTGGATGTTCCTGTGCGAACTTTTCTTTTTTAGAATAACTCCACTTCTTAAATTCTTCTGGTGTGACTTTATCATCAGAACTGTGGTCACTTGGAACATAACCATTTGCTTTCATTCTTGACTTTACAATATCTTCTACAAGAGTAGACAGCTTATCAACATCTGCATCATCCTTAATATAATCAGCTAATGTCTTGTCAAGTCCATTTGCAGATAACTTTTCTTGAACCGCAATTTTACACTCCCTTTCGGCAACTGCCTTTTCGGACGCTTCTAAAGCGGCAAGACGATTTTCTACATCAATTTCTGCTTGTGTCTTTTCTACTGGACTTAATTCTTTGATTTTCGCCTGTAAGTCTCTGATTTCTTTTGCCATTTTGCCCCTTACTTTATCTTCGGCACTCTGAATCGCTTTATCATAATCTACCTTAGACATAGTAACAGTTTCTTGCGTAGTATCCTTAATATCGGTAGTACCAGTGTTTGCACCTGTTCCATCTCCACCTTTAGAATCTACATCCTGTACATCTGTATTAGTTGTGTTTTTGTTATCTTCCATAATAAACTTCCTTTCCTGTTATTATCAAATATCCCATAGCGTTATACTCAATAATCCCAATCATTATTTTTAATCGCACAATATATATAAATCACTTTAATGTGATAAATACCTTGATATAATCGGTTTTTCTTTCAATATTCAGAAA